CGCCCGCTATGCCAATAAAGACGGGGATATTCAATTCTGACCTACCGCACCATTTATAATTTTTTGAAGTATCCCTCAAACGCCCGCCATTATTGGTTTGGGCGTTTTTCTTTGTTTGAAATCCGCACGCTGAACTACGTTTCTCCCTGCTTTCTCCCTATGAACAAATATGAACAAACCCGAACAAGTGGTAACCTTCGCTAGGGAGAAAACTAGGGAGAAAATTTTTCTCCCTGAAACGGAGGAATCTCCATGGCGGTCAAAATTACTCAGAAAAATGCCTCCGGCTTTCCTGCCGGCGTGTATCAAGATGTAACACTGCAGTGTTTTTACCTGATCGTTCAAAAGGGCGAGAAATATCGTTGGTGGGTCTATCGGCGCACAATCAACCGGAAACGGTACGACACAGGATTAGGTAGCGTGGCGAAAGTTCCTTTGGCTAAGGCAAGGGCTGCAGCGCAGAAATTGAGCGCACTCACTGATGACGAATTTCTGGCGATGCGTGAACAGAAGAAGGAGAAGCGAGAGGCCGAGAAGGCCCCGGCGAAAAAAGACATTACGTTCGCCCAGGCGGCCGAACTCTACATTGCCCGTCAGTACGAAGAACGGTATTGGACGCAGGAGAAGTCAGGTGAGAAGACTTTCCGGAATCATTTGAAAAACCACATACTGCCTTTTATAGGTGAAGTTCCGGTAGACCAACTGACTCCCGAAGATGTGCAGTTGGTAGCCGAAGATACCAAGGACATACCGGCGACGCAGGAACGCTGCTTATCGCATATCTCCGTTGTCCACACATGGGCTGGCTCAAGAAAGTATCTTTCGGATCCAGACAGGCGCAGCCCGGCTAGTAAGCAAGGGCGGCTACGGTTCATGATTCCGGCGACAAAAGTAAAGAGGGGCCATCGTGGCGCTCTGTCTCCGGAAGATCTACCCAACTTTTTCGCTGCCTGCATGGCGCAACCCCAGATCATCAGCCGACAGTGCTTTGAGTTTTCTATTTTGTGCGCTCTGCGTTCGGAGACGGCTCGCAAAGTACGGTGGGAACACGTCAAGTGGGACGAGAAGATTATCGTGTGTCCGCCTGAGATCATGAAGGTTCCGGAGAATGGCCCGCTGGTGGTTCCGATGTGCCCACGTGTTGAGGCGTTTTTAAAAACGGTCAACCCGACTCCGCCGGCGGAGGGCTTGATCTTCCCGAATCATTGGGGCGAATTGCTGACCGACTCGATAATTAGCCGATATGTAAAGCTGACGCCGGGCAAATGGATTGATAAGCAGCAAACGTTGTTGCAAGGGAAAGAAGTTCGGGCGACTCAGCACGGCATTGCCCGTGCCACGTTTATGACATGGAGTCAGGACGACGTGCTGGGGAATGACTTGCGGTTTGACGTGAAGGTGGCGCACCGGGCGTTGCATCACAAGGTGGACGACGGTGAGGGCGGAGCCTATGAGCGGCAGACGTTGTTTCTGCGCCGGCGCGAACTGATGACCGCGTGGGCGGATTATTGTTTCAGTAAGGTGGACAAATGAAGAAGGTTATTGTCTGTTTGGCGGGACTGGCTTGTATTGCTATGTCTGTGCCTTCTTTTTCGGCCGAAGAGATCGTCGGTGGATTCAAAATGACCGTTCCAAAGAAAGGTTCTTCATTAGTCGAGAAAGAGATACGTGGTGAAATTTGTCCCGGTACGTTCTTAAAAAATTTAAATGCTTTTCTTTTTGTCGGCCCTGTTCATGATGAAAATAAAATTTGGTCGATTATTAGCTATGCAAAAGGCGCGAGTGTAAAAGGGCAACCGCAAACAAAATCATTGGCTAGTCTAAATGAAATTGATTGCAAAGGGTGGAGAATAAAAAAGCTAAATAATATCGGCTTTAGTAATTATTTTGCAGAGGGTGACGTTACAGAGCAATTTTCCCAAGATGAGTGGCTTTATCCTATGCCTCAGTCTGTGATTGAAAGTGAACTTCAGTTGCTTTGTACCGTGATGAATGCTGTCAAACGGGGAGGTGCGAAATGGTGAGCTCAGGGCTGATTATTGGGATTGTCATCGGCGGCATTGTTTTGGCCGTTGTGCTCTTCTGTTTCAACAACGCTACGCGTCAGGTTTCTATCGATTCGGAAGTAGAAAAAATAGTGAGAGTCGTTGGGGTTGATGAGAAAACATCTAAGGTCGCAAATGATGTAGCTAAATTAGCCACGGGGTCGTTATATTTAAATAGGGATATTCGAGTACGAATGGTAAATTTTTCTAGAAAATATGGCACCGCCGGCGCGGCTCAGATTTTATTTCTTTTTGCATTCAAGCAAATATTATTGGATAGTCAGGGTTTAATGCGATTGTCTATGGCAGAAACGCTTAACTTTAAGGCGTTTCTTGGTATCGTTTATATGTATGTATCTAAGGAAAGAAATATTCCAACTGACATGATAAATTCGATAATTGGCGAATTGGTTTGTTTGATTCCTGATACACATGATAATAAAATAAATGAAATGACTGATTTTATATAAAAACAATCCCCGTCATCCTTTCGGTTGGCGGGGATTTTCATGACGATCGAAGATGATTACTTCAGCGCCTTAATTCGCAAAGCAGTTGGAGAATCGGTGACGATCATCCAAGCATACGACGACGGGCGGGCGTCGCACTGTCTGTCTTGACGGAAAGCCGATCCATTGCGGTTAAAAGCGCCGATGGCAAAGAAATTTATGGGGAGCCCTTCTTCGCCGGGTTCATCTGAGTACGCGGCATCGCACGCAAAAACGACGATGCAGCAGCTTGAACCTTTTCTGATTTCCGGCCGGCAGTCCATGTCGTACCATTTGCCGGGTTCGGGATTCTTGATGACTTTCATTTCGTAGCCCCCTTAAAAAGATCGGGCTGAGGATTGAGCCCCGACACATTTTCCTCTTTCATCATGTCGTAGATGCCGCGCATTCCCAACATGGAAAAATAAAGTTGATCGCCGTCCTTTTGTTCGCCGGTCGTGGGATGCTTAAACGGCTTGATAACATCGAAAACCCATTTCTTGCCCCGGTACTTCGCGGTGCTCATCCACCGTTTGTTGTGTCGCTGGATGATGCCCCGGTTGAAGCAGTAATTGAAGAAGAAGGGGCGTTTGACGTTGAGGCGGCTCGCGACTTCTGTTCCTAAATACAGGTCGGTCGTGTCGGCGCAATCGTCGTAGAACCCGACTTTGTGCTTATCGGCCTCAATCTTGTTTTCGAGGGTCGCTGTCTTGTCGGAGAGTTTCTGATTCTCAAGTTGCAGGGCTACGTTTTTGTCCATTTGATCGGCGGCCAAACGCAATGCTTCTTGCATCGTCTGGGGAATTTGGAACTGAGTCGGGACGGCCTTCGCTTTGGCGAGTTCGTCGCGGCAGTTCCGGAACGCCTTCACGACACGGACTTTCAGGGATCGGGCGATTTCGGTGTTCTTCAGGTAGGTGAAAAGTAACGTCGCCTGATCTTCGTTGAGAAGAGCAACGTCACGTTTTTGAGTACCGCCGGCCGTTTCAAAGGGTCGCGTTTCAAACGCGACTGCGCCAAACGCTTGAAAATCCGGAAGATATTTGCGGATGAGTTCGAGAACGTTTTTATGCTGAACCTGGCAACCCTCGGCAATGGTGAGGGAATCGATGACGGGCGTTCCGTCGGCGGTGAGGGTAAGAAGTTCTTGTGTCATTTTCATTTCTCCGTCTCATTAACGAGGAGTTCGGCGCATTCGAGTATCGAAGCGGCGGATTTGATGACGCTGAGAAGCCCTGCGGTGGAAAGCATCTGGCTATCGCTTTCGGCCGAGTCGGCTGCGGCGATGAGGATGTTTTTAGCTTCGGAACACGACATAATCGCGTAGTCCCTGGCTTCGCCGGAGGTCAGTTGGTTTTTGAGCAGCGCCGTGATGGCGAACGGGAGATTGAATGTTGACGGCTGCGGTTGAGCAGCATTTTGGAACGCTTGCATAGCGTGTCCTCCATTGCTAGGTTTTAAACCTGCGCACTCCGACGCCAATCGGGGTGGGCAGACTGTACGGGTTGGCGTACCGGAAGCAATGGAACCGGCGCACGCAAGCGTGCCCCATACAGTCTGCCCGTCAAAGGAGACTGCTATGCACAAAAAATCCGCACAATCGGAGGGAAAGGCGGCTTCTTGAGCCATTGTTTCCCGGACGCCAATCCGGTGCCTCTTGGTAAACGAGGCACGGGCATTATGCGCGGATTTCTGTGCGTTTGTCAACATACAACGCCTTCGGCTATCCATCGGTTGAGGTCGGACTCCTTAAACTGGAGCATTCGGCCCGTCTTTACCGGGGTGATGAACTTCACCTTGCAAAGGGTTGAGCCGCGGGAGTTTGTGTAGCAGCCCCGCACCCAGTTCCGGATAGTGGCAACCGAGACATTGAGGCGCTTGGCGACTTCCTTAATGGTCAGCAGCTTTGTTTGCATTTTTCTTTTCCTTCGAGTGGTAGAACTCGCCCAAGAGGTTGTAAATCCGGATCATCTCGTTGCTCGTGCTGGCGAAAGACGAGACAAACAGTTCGAGCACCTTCCGGTCACCGCCGACAAGTGCTTCAACGCAAGCGGCCATTTTGGACGCCACGTTCGCAGTTCTTGCGAGATCGCGTTCCAGCTGAAGACGCCGGACAAAGTGGTCGCGCTTGGCCTGCTGATCTTTCTTCTCGATAAACTGTTCTGCGGTAATAAACGACTGGTCCGCCTTGTCTTGTTTTCTCATTTCGTTGTCTCCCGCTTGCAGCCCTTCGGCAGTTCCGCCCAGGCGATGATTTCGTCTCCCGGTGTGTAGCCGTCGAAACTGCCCTCGGCGTACTCTTCAATGCCAACTTCTCCATCAGCGTAGGTGACGAGATACACCCCGTCTTCGGCGGGCAGGTCGTAATACGGGTCGCCCTTGCGCCAATATTCGTTCTCGGTCTCCTTGCCGTCTTCTTCGTGGTATCCCAAGGGTTTGTCGCACAGGTGCCACGTGATGGTTTCGCGCTTGGTTTCGATCATTTCGCGGCCTCCTCAGTCTTCTCCGAACGCTTCTTGTGCGGCTTCTTCGTTTTCGATCTCTTCGGTTTCCACCATATCGGCCGCCATCATCAGGACGTTGGCGAGTTCTCGGGCAGATTCCGGAGAAAGGCGGACGTTTTTAATACCAACGCTGAGTCCTTTTTCGTCTGTCCAGTTTTGGCGTTTTATTTCCAAGTCCAAAGCGCCGTAATCAGCTGAACCGGAAGACTTGACGATGACAGTATCCGTTACACCGTCGGCAATGGTTCCGGCCGTGTTTTCTTCTTCGCGGGTAGAACGGAGTTTCAGGGAAAAATTGATCTTCATTTTGTGTTCTCCTCAGGAGGGGTACAACTTGTACCCCGCCTCTTCAGTTGTTAGGCAGGTTCGGCGACGGGAGCGGGTTCCGTTCCGGCATCCGGCGTATCAGCGTCGGCAATCGCCGCCGTTTCAGCAACCTTCTGCGCCTTGAGTTTTTCTTTCAGCGTCTGTTTCTCGGTGGGTTTTTCAATGGCAGGAGCGGCAGGGGCGGACTCTGGCTCGAAGAAGTCCGCAGGCTCGGCCATACCGTCCTTCAAGCTGGTGTAGATCGTGCGAAGCCGTACGATTTGAGCCGGTCGGATGGCTTCTACGTGGCACTGGCAGAACTTCTCAATCTGCGTTTTGGTGACGCCGAACTGAGAGAAAGCATCAATGAGTTTCTTGATGCCTTCCGGCGTTACGTCCACGTTGGCGCGAAGCGTTATCTGGCACTGCGACACGGCCGCTTCGATCACGTCGCCGGGAATCACGGCCAAAATGCAGGCGCGAAGGCGGCGGCTACCCTGGTTTGCAATCAACTCATAGATGTCGCGCGGGTCTTCGAGCTTGTAGGAGCCTTTCTTCGTGTGGCGAATGTGAGGAACAGAGAACGTCACTTCGCGGCGGGTGTTCGTTTCTACGTCCCAGGCGAAAGCCTGAACTTCAGACTTTCCCCCGGCGTTTGAAAGTTCACGAATGCCGAACTGCATATTGCCCCACTGCTGCGCGACGGCTTCCGCGAGGCGAATCGACGGACCTGTAACTTCGCTTCCTCCGCGAGAGTAGGAATAAACGGCGGCCTGAGCGAGTGTCTGCCGCGTGCAGGCGTTCAAGATTCGGTCCATTGCGGCGCGTTGATCTCGCGGATTCATGCGGGCGATAGCCAAAGCAGCCTGCACCTCAGCCACGGCGCGGGAACTCTCAACGGCTGCGGTCGCCGGGGTGGCTCCGCGGTTGGCGACAGGGGCGGGGGTGGCGAAGGGGTTTACGGTGATTTCGGTTGTCATGATGATTTACTCCTCAGTGATTTTTACGATGAAGCGGCGTATCGGTGCGCCTTGTTTCGTGTATTGGTCGTAGATGTCCGGCATGGCTTTTTTGAGTGCAGCCGAATCAAGTCGGGCTACTGGTTTGCTACTCTTCCAGGTAGCAATGGTTGAGCCTTCGAAAGTCAGCTTTTCGCTTTCGCCCATGAAGGCCTGAACGACTGCGGTCAATTTGTCGTCGGTGTCCTTCAGCTGTTTGATTTCGTGCCGTACCCTGGCGAGTTCGGCTATGGTCTTGGCTATCTTGTTATCGGCCTCAATGCTCGAAGTAATGGAGGCAGGGAAAGCGGCTTTCGTTTCTGCAAGCGAACGAGGTGCCGGGGGCGTCCGGTTCTCGACCATCTTCCAGAACTTGGCTTCGGCCTCAATCAACATCTGAGCAAGTTCGTCGTCGTACTCGACTGTGTAAATACGGAAGTCGGAAGCGCCGATGAGCACTGCCACGTCGCAAAGCCGGTAGCCGGTGACGATCATGTAGTGCATGACCTGTGTCAGGTAATAGTCGGGGATTTCGTTTGTGCCTTCTTCGCCCCAGTCCGCGCCGGATCGTGCAGTCTTGATTTCCAACAGACGGTCTTCGCAAACACCGTCTACATTGGCAATCATGAAGGGATGAGCGGCGCTACGGAACTGTTTTTCCGGCACGGCCACGACGCGTCCCGTCTTATCCGCGTAAGCCTGGCGGATAACCGGTTCCAGGCGGCGACCCCACTCCATGGAATCGCTGTCTTTTTCCGTCGGGGCGTCGGCAACCTTCTCGTTGTATACGTCGAGCGGCGTCGTCCACTTGGAAATACCAAGGATGGGGGCGACATCGCTACCGCCGATTCCGGTCTGTCGGGCTTTGAGCCATTCAAGATGTTCGTTTGTCATTTTTTTACCTATGCCGCAGTGCGGCTGTCTTCGTTGATAGCTGTGGGGTAGTACTCGTTGAGCCATTCGGCTGCGCTTTCGACGCTGATGTAGTGGTCGATGGCTTCGATGTAGCCCCGGTATTCGTTCCAGAGGAAATCTGTGCGTTCATCCAGTCGTCGTTCACGAGTTCGTCGAACCACTCAGGCGGCTCGTCCGGGTCATCTATCGCGCCGACGTGGATCAGATCGTCGCGGCTCATGCCGGCTGGGTAGTTGCTCATTCGTCTTCTCCCTCGTCAAAAAAGGCGACGCACTTTTGAAAAGCCTCTTCCAGTTGATCCCGGCAGGGCTTCATTTCGACCTCAACTTCCGGGTGATAATTGCCGTCGGATTCAAGCAATTTTTCGTAGATGTCTAGAACGTCCGTCGCCTTCGTGTAGGCCTTTTCTCCGATCTCTAAGCTGGTGGCGTCTGCGATTTCCTCGGTGTATTCGCTGATGAGATCAGTGAAGACTTCAACGAATTTGCCGTCTGTAATAACAATGTCGCTCATGCTTCCTCCTCAACGTTCAGAGCCTTCATGAAGCGCGCGAAGTCCTTCCTGTTGAAACTGAACTCGATGCAGGTGTCTTCGTCGTTGTCTTCGATGCAAACCGCGCGGTTATCCTCAATGACAGTCAGCGTCTGCGCTCCTAAGCACCCGCGCAGAAAACCAACTCCGACGTACTCAACGTCTTCCCACTCGTTAGCGTGGGAGATCAGTTCGTTTGCAATTTGATTGATGTTCATGGTTTGCTCCAATGAATAGGGCAGGGCGCACGGGCTCAGGAGAGAAGCCCGTTTAGAACCAGTCCGCATTAGGCTGGCCGTCCTTCGGTCACTTCACACGCCCTTTGATCTGCGTCCGCCCAGCCCCCTACGCTTGAGCACATGACGGGCACAGATCAAAAGGCACGAGGCCTTTTGTGGGCTAGATGAATGCCGCAATCCAGCTGATGAACTCGGGAATCCAGTGGTACAACTTCATGCACCCGTAGATGACTGCGGCTCCGAACATCGCGCAGAGCAGGATGCAGACGGCTCCGCCGATGGCGTTCATCAGAGCGCTTTTCCACGCGGGTTCTGGCGGCGGCAGGGGCTTGCCGGAGAAAATCGCGGCGCAGGGTTCTTTGTAGATGTTGATGATGTCGGTCATGTTGTGTTTCCCTTTTTTCTTAGTAGGATGAACGACGCTCAGATGCCCAACACGCTTTGTTGCGTTCTTCCTCGTACTCAGCCTTTTCCTTGGCCACAAGGTCGTCGTAGGTATCAAGCAATTCGCGAAGCCGTGCCGCGTATTTCTTAGCGGCTTCTTGGAAGTTGATGTTGTCCGCGAATCTGCGTGCCGTGTCTTCGGTGAGCAGGGCGACTTCGAGGGTTGTGAGTGTGATGGTCATGTTGCCTCCGTTGTGGATTTCGTCCATCTAAAACTGACAAACGGAGTGTACTTTGTCTATTTAAAATAGTCAAGCTGAAGTGGACAAATTGGCGGAAGGTTGATCTATGTCAAAAACTGATGGACGCTAAAGGCAAAAGAAAAGCCGCCCGGAGGCGGCTTTGTATTCGGCACTTCGATGTTGTTTCTTCTGCGATGTTATGTTTATGTTTTCGCAGTTTCTTGCCGATGAGAAGGTTTTGCGCTCAGAGGGGTTATGGCGCAAAGAAATGGCCGATAATTTTTACTTTGCCAACGACGTTGTACCCCGTTAACGTTGGAACAAGAATCGGCGGATAGCGAACGTTGTCGCTGATGATGTTAAATCCGTCGGGAACCATCTGCAGGCGTTTGAACGTGTGGATTCCGCGGGGATTCTTGAGCAGATACAGGTCATCAGCATCGTAGTCTGTGACACTAGTATCTACGACGAGGAGGTCTCCGGCAGCTGCGGTTGGTGCCATGGAGTCGCCACGCACCAGGTGGAGTCTGAGTTCGTCTAAGGGCGAAGACGGAACAAATGAGCGGAGCCACGCGACAGAAACTTGCATGACTTCAATGGCCGGACGTAGTTGCTCGTCCGGATCGCGAAGAATCTTCAACATGATACTGTCCTTACTAGATGTCAGATTCCCGGCACTGTCCGGTTGGCCGCCAGCACCATATCTCAGGTATGACGGTGTTGTACCGAGTATTTGACACAATCGCTGTAATGTCTCCTCATCTCTTGGCAACGTTCCATGTGACCACGTACTGGCCGCTTGACGTGACTTGCCTACTTGTTTTGCAAGTTCTGCTTGGGTTAGGCCGCGTTTCTGCAGCAACGCCCTAAAACGGGCTTCGTAGTCGTTCATGTGCTTCTCCCGGATTAAAAGCAATTGACAGAGTACACCCTAAATGGACTCTGTGTAGGCGAAGGGCTATGGACAAACGCCACTTCAAATGGATATAATTGTCTCACTTAAATTGACGGAGTGAGGTTTAAATGGATTTTGACTTGAAGAATGTCAACGTCGTTTCCTTGGCGTTGCTGAAATTCAAAACCCAGAAATGTCTTGCTGAAAAGCTTGGCGTTAGTAAGCAGACGATTTCGATGTGGAAACACAAACGTGTTAGCGCTGACCGTGTCAACGATTTTTCTGATGTCACCGGCATCCCACGTTCATTGATTCGACCGGATTTGTATCCGGAAGCGAAAGAGCTGTAATGCTCATCGGCGGCCGTATGAACTATGTGCAGCTTCACTTGGGCGACTGGATCGCCGGGACGCTTGACCTGACTCCGACTGAGCGCGGCGTCTACATGGATTTGCTCGTCCGGTACTACAAGGAAGAGCGTCCGCTTATGCAAGACGAATGCAAACGCATTGCACGTGGATATGCACCTGCAGAGCAAGAGGCTATGCACTACGTATTGCAAAGGTTCTTCACTTTGGAAAACGGCGAGTATCGGCAGTCGCGTTGCGACGAGGAAATCGAAAAAGCGCAGGTTGTTTCCAATAAAAGAAAGCGTGCGGCGGCGTCCCGATGGGCAAAAAAGCCTGAAATCGATGCAAGTGCATATCCAAATGCAGAGCAAACGCAATGCGAATGCAATGCAAATGGAATGCTAACCATTAACCAGCAACCAATAACCAATAAAGAGGATATATCTCTCGTGGAAAAAGCCCCTGCGGGGCCTTTCCCGAGCGAAGAAACGACGAGTGATCCTCTTTCTATCTGTCCTGCAAAAGAGATCGTTGAGCTTTTCAACAGCATCCTCGGACAGTACCTCGGAGCCGTGCGCAAGGTGACCCCCGCTCGTCAGCAGGCTATGCGGGCCCGGTGGCACGACATGATCAAAGACTCCGAAGCGAAGACAAGGGCGGAGGGGCTTGACTGGTGCAGGCAGTACTTCGAGGCAGTGGCTAAGCGGCCATTCCTCTTAGGGCAAAAGGCCGACAGCAAATGGCATGCCGACTTTGATTGGCTGATGCAGTCGAAGAACTACGTGAAGATTTTTGAAGGAGCCTATCGTGGCTAAGAACACTTTTGAATCGGATCAGGGTGGCGCCTATACCCTGGGTAAAGGCCCGATGTTCTGCCGGGCCGAAGGGTGTCAGTGCTGGGCACAGACCGGAACGCGCGGGATTGGCAATGAACCGGATGCTCCCGGGCTTTGCCTCTATCACGGCGCAATCGATGAGAACCCCGAAGGGTGGCGCAAGATGACGGAACTGCTTCAGAACTCCGCCGTGCGTCAGCTGATCTTCCTTTGCTCTCAGCTTGAAAAGCTCCCGATTGATCGCTCTGAGGCACACCGGATGGACGGCTCGCTGGTCGATGACGCTACGTGGAAGAAACGGCGCTGGGTCGATTCCGACTACCTCACGTACCGCGTCCGGGATTTGATCGACTCTTACGCTGAGTTCTTCGGGTTCGATCCTTCGGTCCGTGTCCGCAACATGGGTAAGGAAAAAGACGGGCGGGAATACTGGCTAGACCCGACTCACGAAAGTCCGAAGGCCTACGGGCTACGCGTGCATCGTGCGCTGATGGGCAAATTAGCCCTTTGGAGCGTTCCGAACCACCGTCCCGCTGTGTCTGGTCATGTGGCCCCGTCCAGCGACGAATTAGCGCGGTTTTTGGCCCGCAATAAGGCATTTTTTCCTGAACGGAGGGTGGCATGAGCAATGCAGACCGCTTTCAGTTTTTCGTGATGATCGGCGGGCCGTTTTGGTGTGGGCTTCTTCTGTGTTTCCTTGGCGACCGGATTTACAGGGCTTTCACGCGATGGAGGTGGCGGCATTGGTGGCGGACGCACCAAAGGCCGGTTGATGAAAAACTCGGATATTCGGGGCCTATTACTGGTACGTGTTTCAAACTTCCGCCAAAAATGATGAAAAAGATCATGAAAAAGTGGAAGAGAAATAACCATTTTAACGGTGATGTTAAAAAGGTTTAGAGGAGGAGAAAGCATGAGCGCAAGAGATTTACTCAGCACAGATTGGAACGTCAAGACGGATTGGCATGGAAACGAGCTCGGAACTACGGTTGAAATTCGGGCAGATGACCCGTCGGGGTGGGAAGACCCTTATTACATCGTCCTCACGCTTTCTGAGGCCAAAGACTTTTTAAGGGAACTTCAGGCCGACATTATCCGCGCGGAGAAATATGCAAATGACCATTTTAACGTCACCGGTAAAAACAATGAAAATAAAGGAGAAAGTTGAATGAGCACCGAAACTTACCTGCAGCCCCATGCGAGTCGGATTTCGTGCGATGTCTTTGTCAGAGAAAAAGTACTCGGGCCGGAAGACGTGGTGTACGGCGTTTGGCACGTCGTTATCAGCATCCCGGCGAATGTGCAGGGGCCGCCGTTGGTTTGGGTGGGACTCGCCGAGGGGGAACGCAGACTGTGTCCGGTTCCGGCGGACTGGCGGATGACGGGGAAGGACTGCGAAAAGGTCGCTAAGGAATTTATCGAAAAACTCAAAAAGGAGGGGTTGGCATGAGCGACTTCATCGCTACCGTCTTTACCTTTGTCGGCGCAGGCGTTGCCGTGGTGCTTATTTGTTGGGTCATCAATGAACTCGCGGCAATGGAGCTCAATGAGCTGCGGGAGTTCAAAGCGAAACATGAAAAGGAGGACAAATGAGCCGGGGAAAGTTTTTGTACGCGATTGGGGGTTTTGTTCCGTTCACTTTGAAAGAAAAAGAACGCATCTACAAAGCGGGGTACGACGCAGAAATTAAGGGCGAAGACTACGACGAAAAGATGAAAAAGTATTCGTTAAAGCTCGAACGAGTGCTCTTTATGTTGGGTGTCGTTCAGGCTCGCCGGGATCAATGGAAGAAGGAGGGAAAAATATGCTCGACATTTTTTGGGACGCCCTGAAGTTCTGCAGCTGGCGAGTGCCGGTGTTCCTGTGCGTCATTCTTTGTGGGTTTGCGCTGTGGAGGAGCTTTGAAAAGATGGGGTGGATCGTCGTTTTCAAGACGGCGACGTACCTTGCTGTGAGCACGGTGACCGCTGCTTTTTGTGCCGCTTTCGTGGTGTGGCTTTTCGATATTGGAGGTGCGAAATGAAAACGCCTGCCGGAGTTTCCCGCGCCGTCGCGGAAAAGATTAACCGTGCCTACAAGGCCGGCCACGACGTGGGGCTGAAGGGCACTGCGCCGTCTCAAGTGGCTGTGCAGTTCACGAACAAACTGGAGCAACAGTACTTTTGGCTGGGTGTCCGTGATGCCCAGGTCGAAAAGAACCATAGGGAGGGTGAAGAATGAAGCCCGCAATGAAACGTCTCTACGCCAAAGGGCGACTGAAGCCCGGCGAGATGAACGCGACTGAATCAGCCTACGCGGCTTTTCTGAAGGCAGAACAGCAGTCGGGGCGCATTGAGAAGTTTTGGTTCGAGTCCATGAAAGTCAAGATTGCCGCCGGGAAATGCTGGTACACGCCTGACTTCATGGTGCTCCGCCCGAACGGTGAAATTGAACTTCACGAGGTCAAAGGGGCGCTCGCCGTGTTTCAGGACGACGCCCGGGTAAAGGTGAAGGTGGCTGCGTCCCAGTACCCGTTCCGGATGTTTGTGGTCTTCCCGAAGGGAAAGCGTCAGGGGTGCGGTTGGAACATAGAGGAGTTTTAAATGAATGAACGACTCGGAATTGCTTTTGTTTTCCCGCCTTTGGTGGCAACCCGACTTGCCCGGGCTGCCGCCGAAGCCCAAGCCTTGCCAAAAGAGTCAATCTCCCGCAAGCGCGTCATCGAAAACGCCGTCGCACAAGCTCGACAAGAGTGCCCGAGTTTCTTTGCGGATGGTGGCAGTGAGCAGCAACGGGGTTCGGATTGGGGAGGACTCGCCGGTGGCAAAGTACACTGACGCCGAGATAGATCAGGTGTTTCAGCTGCGGGATGAGGGGTTCAGCTTCAAGGCCATAGCCGATATGCTTGATATGCCAAAATCAACTGTATGGGCTGTGGCGGCAGGGCTCATGCGGGGGAGAGTTGTGGATCATTGGGAGAGGAGAGAATGCCGAAACTGACGCCGAAACAGGAACGATTTGTGCAAGAGTACCTTGTCGATCTTAACGCGACTCAGGCTGCAATTCGGGCGGGATATAGTGCGAAGACGGCGCGTGAGCAGGCGTCCCGCCTGTTGTCAAATGTTAACGTTATGGAGGCTGTTGCGGACGGAAAAGCCGCTCGAACGCAACGGCTCGAAATCACTCAGGATCAGGTGCTGCAGTGGCATATCGACCAATACCGGATCAATGCCAAGACTTACGGGAAAACCGAGTTCGATGGTGAATGTCGGTCTCCGGTCTACGACGATGCAGGGCTGCAGGTGCAGGAGCAGGTAGACGCACCGGCCGCCAATAAGGCACTTGAGTTGATCGGAAAGCACGTCGGTTTCTACGAAAAGGACAATAAGACGACGTTTGCGGGTGGTCTCAGCATCGGATGGAGTAGCGACAAAGAATGACTTTACCGTTACGGATAAAAATTCCCTACGCGCCCCGGTATCCTCAGGACGAGATTCATCCGGCGCTTGAAACTCACCGCTTCGGTGTCCTGGTGGCGCATCGTCGCTTGGGTAAGACGGTTCTCAGCGTCAATCACCTTATTAAACGGGCTATCGTTGACGCGAAGGAGCGAGGCTTTTACGCCTACATTGCGCCGTTCCGGAATCAGGCCGAACAGATCGCCTGGGGCTATTTGAAGCACTACACGGCCGCAATACCGATGTGCAAGGTCAATGAGCAGAAGTTGTCCATCACGCTACCGAACGGTGTCACTATTCGCATCTATGGTGCCGATAATCCGGACGCCCTGCGCGGCGCATACTTCGACGGCGCGATTCTTGACGAAGTTGCGCAGATGAAGCCCGAAGTTTGGGGGGAAGTCTTGCGCCCGGCTCTCGCTGACCGCAAGGGGTGGGCGGTATTCATCGGAACGCCGAAGGGGGTGAACCTCTTCAGTCAGATGTATGACAAGGCGCTGGAGCGCATGGCGGCGGGTGACCCCGATTGGATTGCGATGGTGTACTCGGTGGATCGGACACATGTCATTCCGGACGAAGAATTACAGGCGTTGAAACTCGAAATGTCCGAGAATGAGTTCCGTCAGGAATTCATGTGCGACTTCAATGCAGCGGCCGACAATGTGCTGATCCCGATTGATACCGTCCGCGCTGCTGCGTGCCGACAGTACCGAGAGCACGATTACGCCGCGTCTCCGCGCATCATGGGCGTTGACGTGGCGCGTTTCGGGTCTGATGCGTCCGTGATATTCAAGCGTCAGGGCGTCGTGTCTTGGCCGCCGACTGTTATCCGGAAACTTGACAATATGGCACTCGCGGATCAGGTGGCGATTCAGATCAGGGAATGGCAACCGGACGCGGTGTTTATCGATATTGGCAATGGGGCGGGCGTCGTTGACCGTCTGCGTCAGCTGCGGTTTGACGTGACGGAAGTGGCCTTTGCCGGCGCTTCTTCGGATCCGCACTACGCAAATAAACGCATGGAAATGTGGGCGGAAATGGCGAAATGGCTACAAGACGGCGGGGCAATCCCTCCGGATACGATGCTACAAGCTGACTTGTCCGCGCCGACGTACGGTTACACTACGGGCAAAGGGCTGAAGATTTTGGAGTCGAAAGACAAGATCAAGGAACGCATTGGGCGAAGCCCTGACTTGGCGGATGCTTTGGCGCTCACCTTCGCCGCGCCCGTCGCGCCGAAACTAGATCAGCGGCTCGAACGGCAGCTCTACGGCTCTTCGAACGACTACGACGCAAACGAGGAGTTCGATAGGTCGTGGCGTTAACCCGTCCATAAACGCCGAGTCTACGGGGTGAGACTGCGGAGACTAAATTCTGAGGTCTCGCCCATGGCTATTCAATCTGAGATTCGCAAAAGTGACCTGTATGCCGGAAACGGCGTGCAGAAGGACTTCACTTTTGCCTTCAAATTACTGAAGGCTGAAGACGCTGAAGTGCATATCGCTTTGGCCGGTGAGTCTGATACTGTGCTCGGGGCGAGGGATTTCGTTTGCACATTGAATTCGGATCAAGACGTTAATCCGGGCGGGAAGATCACTCTGAACGCCCCTCTTCCCGAAGGTGCTACGCTCGTAGTAATTTCTGGCGAAGCCTATGTGCAGCCGACAGTTTTCACGAATCGAGGGGCGTTCTTTCCGACGGTGCTCAATGATTCACTCGACCGGCTGACAATTCTCTGTCAGCAGCTTTTGGAGAAAGTTGAGCGCGCCATTGTTACTGATCCCACAGACTCGATGACCCCGCAGGAGTTGAAAAACAAACTCCTCGACGCCGCCAACGACGCTACAGTCATCGCTAAGGGTTACGCGGAAGCCGCCGCCGCGAGTGCGGCAGAGGCGAAGCAAAGCCGCGACGACATTCTCGAACATCAGCAGGAAATCGTCGACGCCGTGACCGCCGAGGGTGACAAGCAAAATCAGCGAATCATTACCGAAGGTGACACGCAGATCGGACGCATCAAAGCGGAAACCGACAATACGCTGATCGCCAACGGCATGGGGTGCGCCGAAAGGTTTTGGACGCTCTCAGCGGATACGCCCGCAGGCACTGACATCACCATCCCTTCGGGCATCAAATACTTGGTGAATCGTCACCACCTTCGCGTCGCGTGGAACGGTCTTGTCCTTGCAATCGGGCAGAACTTCACGGAAGTCGGGGCGCAGGATACGTTCTCCACCGCGTTCCGTTTGACGTTTGACGCGAAGGCAGGCGACGAGATTGACGTTTGGATCGGAGCCCTCGGCAAGGGTGATGTGGCTGAGGCACTGGCCTTGGCGGGCGAAGCGTCGGCGGCTGTGGCCGATCTCTCGCGCAAGGTTGTATACAAAGAAGAGGTTTAAGAATGGCAGAAAGTCTCGTTAAGACTCAGCTGTACTCGCACGAAGGCAACGCGAATACGCCGCTTGCGCCATACACCGTTGCCGAAGCGGTGAAGGTGAACGACGTTGACGGCAATGCGTCCACGGTCGAAGCAGAAATCGTCGCGCTCCGCAAAGCTGTTGAAGCCGCCGTCTCGAAAGGGCAACACTTTCAGGGCGTAGTGAACTCCACGGCTACGTTGCCTCCATACAACTACAAAGCCGGTTGGCTTTACTCGGTGCAGGAAGCCGGTACCTACGCGGGCAATGCCTGCGAAGTCGGGGACTTGATTATCTGCGTCAAAGACTATGCTTCAGGCTCCGCGAGCAATGCCGACTGGGCGGTGCTTCAGGCGAACTTAGACGGAGCAGTGACAGGGCCTTCCGCAAGCGTAGCGGCGCACGTCGTGGTCTTTGACGGCACGTCAGGTAAGCGCATTAAGGACTCGGGCTTCACCATTGCCGCAAGCGTTCCTGCAAACGCGAAGTTCACCGATACGACTTACAACGCCGCAACGGACGCCGCCGATGGGTTGTTGACTGCGTCTCTGCACAAGAAGTTGGTGGGGGTTGAAGAGAATGCGCAGAAAGTCACTGCAGCCCGCGTGAAGGAGGCCGGGGCTTTTATGCCTGCGGATGACAACGCCGACTCCATCGCCGACGGCACGACGAAAAAGCTGATGACGGCGGACGAGCGCACCAAACTCGAAGGGATTGCGACGGGGGCAGAGGTCAATCAGAACGCCGTTGCTAAGGTGAAAGTCGGCACGGTGACGATTACCGCAAGCGCCAAGCAGGACACGGTGAGCGTCGTCGCTGGGGAAGGTATCGATTTGACGGGCGATGCGACGAAGAAGAGCGTCACCATCGCTGAAAAGTACAGAGATACGTGCGTGGTGTCGTCTCTCGACGATGTTCCTGAAAACCTCCGGAACGGTGGCTTAATCATTCTGAAGGCATGATATGGACGCGCTTTACGTCAAGACGGCAGACGGCCTACAGAGGGTTGAGGTCGGCGGCGAGGGCGGTAGCGTTTCCCGAAAAGTCTTCACCAGCTCGAACCGCTCGGCGGTGCTTACGGCAGGAACGGCGTTCGGGGTACCTGCGTACACCAAGGGCGATAACTCGCTTTCGTTAGAGTGGAATGGACTTCACCTCGTGAAAGACGTTGATTACACGGAGGCTACTACAGCGGCAGTGACGTTCGCCTTTGCTCTTGCTAAAGATGACGTAGTCCGCGCAGTGGTTATCGGCGGGGCGCCTGCCGGGTCAATGACGGTCGCCGTGGACGAAAGTCGGGATGCCGTACTGACGGCGGATACCGCCTATGCCGTGGCGTCGCACCCGTTGGCGGAGAACCGCGTATCGGTATTTTTGAACGGCGTCGCGTACACCGATTTCCACGAAGTGACGCAGACGACGATTACTTTTGACGATGACATTCCGGCGGCGATGCAGATCGTCGTACGGGTGGAGGCTTAGATATGGCAAGTGAACTTTTATCTACCCCTCGTATTGACGAGGATGGCTACTACGACGGAATGGTGGCCTATATGCTCGATCCTGCAACGGGCGAGCCTATGTGGCCGGATCGCGGTGTGAAGGCGGACAAGCCTGAAGACGACGGTGCTCACTTCTACAAGTGGGACGGCTCCGCCTGGCTGGCAGAGAAGAAGCCGACGACGTGTGCAGAGTGCGTGGCGCTGGGGCCGGTGTCCCACCAGTCGCAGACGACGCGCTGCAATGAACTGCGGCAGCTTTACCAGACGTTGGTCGAAAAGGCCTCGGAGCACTTCCGAATCGCCCGTGGCGAAAATCTCGAATGGATTGTCGAGGCAATTCCTGAAAAGACAGAAGAAGAGAAAGCCGCAGAAGCTAAAGAAGCCCGAATCAACGAGCTGAAAGCAAAGCTATCAGAAACGGACTACGTGGCCGCAAAGATCGCAGAAGGAGCCGCTACCAAAGAAGAGTATGCGTCTGTGTTGGCGGATCGTCAGGCCTGGCGCGATGAGATCAATGCCCTTGAAGGAGGCGAATGATGGCACTTCCTAAGTTAATGCGAGACATTTTCGCCAATGACGGTGCGGGGCCTTTGTTCCGCAAAGACAGAATCCCTGCCATTGGAGAGGCGGACGTGCCTTCGATTTTTGTGAAGGTTGCCAAGCAGACGTTCACCGACGCTCAGAAGAAGCAGGCACGTACGAACATTGGGGCCGACGCTATCCCGCCCGGTACGATGATGGCCTACGGCGGTAAGTCCGTTCCCGACGGCTGGCTTTTGTGCAACGGTGCTTTAGTGAGCCGCACGATTTACGCAAAGCTCTTCGCGGCTATTGGAACTGCGTGGGGGGCGGGAGACGGGAGCACAACTTTCAAGCTCCCCGACGCAGACGGGCGAGTTATGCAGGGCGTCACGGATGCGAGCAAGATTGGGAAGTATATTGCGGCTGGATTGCCGAATATAACTGGGATAGCCAATGGTCTTGTTAACGCCAAAGATGCAGGATCACAGGCGGCTATAACTTCTTTTTATACTGGTTGTTTTTCAGCTTCAGAATTTACTAGTCAATTAAGTTCAAATTTGCATGTAGGCGATAACGATCATCAGGTAGTTTTGAAAATGAACGCAAATAATGGCGGTTCTTTATTTGGAAGCGCAACTACAGTTCAGCCTCCTGCGGCTCAGGTTTTGATGATAATTAAAGCTTGAAGTGCCTTGGACTGTTTTTTAGGGGTGAAAAAATGATCTACTTGAAGTGGCTTTTATTCTGCGTTCCTGACTTGCTGATGCAGATTGTTGGTAAGGCTTTATCGCCGGTGCTCCCGCTTTTCGTTCGTACGGAAAAGAACGCTTACGGCGAAATCGAATGGAAAACCGACGGTTCTGCCATGCAGGCGCACCTGCCTAAGTGGCTCTCGTGGTTTGAGACGGACGACCACGACGTCGACGGGGATCGCGGTCACTGGGAGCGCCACCCCGGCTTTGATTGGTGGTCTGTTTACAAACGCCGGGTAGCGTGGTTTTTTAGGAACACAGCCTACGGATTCTGCATCCGCGTTATCGGTGTTCCGGTCTATCCATCGGACGAATACGTAATAAAGGGCAACAACGATGCGTCCGACACTAACGGTATTAGCGGACAAGTATTTCGTCGCGTGTATCGCGATGACAAATTGATCTGTTTTCAGTGGTATTTCATTAGGTGGTACGAAAACCGCTGGTTCCGCGCCTGCATACGAATTGGAATAGGGTGGAAATTGTTCGGCAACTGGCACGAGGAAAACGGAAAGGTTGCGATGCACCAGCTCTACTTCAACCTGTTCAAAAAGTTTCAGATCGTCAAGTGAAAGATAAACCCCGGCTCGACCGGGGTTTTTCGTGCGCGTACTATCCGCCTATTCTTTGCAGACAGCCTTTATAGTGGCGATGGCGCACCACGCTTTTTCAAGCGTACGAACGTCCTCACCGCTTAAGCCGCCACTGTCGTGGGCCTCATCGCACACCTTGTCGATCTTTTCGAGCAGGCAGTGCATGGATTGCTCCGCGCGGGCTTTCATCAGTTCCTTCATTTCCATGACTATTCTCCATGCCGGTTCATGATTTCCTTCAGCGCATCCAAGTCGCCTCGATCAGGCTTGTACGGCCCGATGGAGAAGGGATGCGCTTCGAGGTTCTTTGCAGCTTCGCCGTACAGCAAGTCCACGTCGATTCGGTTTTGCTCATCCACCGCTCCCAAAGACTTGAGCATCGGCAGATAAGGTTCGATCATCGCCGGGGCCCGCTGTGCTACGAGCCCCGAGACGATGCCGACGGTGAAGGGCAGAGAACCGCCCTGCTTTTCTGCGGCCGGGATGAGGACTTGCTGAGCAAACTCCACAATGGCCGCAGGTAGATTTCCGATCGGCATCTTCATGACTTAACCCCGGTTAACGTTGATGCTGCCTGTCACCGGCTGAACCGCCGGGGCCGCAGCCGTGGGCGCAACCCACGAGTTGTAGCGTTCCATCACTTCAGGGCAGATCGCCGTGCGAGGCACGACGAGGTGGGTGATCTGATTCAGCGTGTTGTTGACCCCGGCGACGGCGTTGTTAAGCTGGGCAATACCACAGCCACACGTCTGCGCAACGGTGTCAATCTTGGCGCCGAGCTCAGAACGTACCAACTTCTCGCGGAGATCGGCGATTTCAGCGTTGCTCTTCATCTGGGATTCGAGCACCGCAACGCGTTCGCGGTTACTCGCGGCTTCCTGAGAGAGCGGCGTGATGAAGGCCATCATCTGCGCGGCAAGCTTTTCGTTTTCGGAACGCGTCGCCTGGTAGAGCTTGGCGTCCTGTTCGTCCGAGTACTTCTGCGCGCGAAGTCCGGCGTTCTCGGCCATGAGAGCGGACTGCTGGTTGCAGTTGCCGCCTAAGAGACCGCCAAGGGGGCCGTTCCCGTTGTAGTTTCCAAGGAAGGCAAGACCGCCTAAAACGAGGGCGGGAATGCTCAGGCCATTAACGTGACCCTGTGTTGCAAAATTAGCCATAGCAAACTCCTTTTGCTATGGAACTCAAGGTTCTCTGGATTGTGCGCTCGCTTGGCGCTAAGAGTGAGGCTCAGGGGCCTTGTTTGAAGCAGGTTCCGAATGGACCTGCGAATCGCTGTAGGACGACAGATCTATTACAACAATTTTCCGGCAGTTGCGGCAAAAGATGGCTACCGCGCCGTTGGGCGGCTTGCTTGGAAGTAAATCAAAGAAGCGCTTGTTGCATAGCGGGCATCGAACTTGTACCGCCATTTCAATTCCCTCCCGAGGAAATTTCATGACCGCATCCTAATTTCAGGCTTTTGGGGTTTATGGACGATCCCAAGAAACGCCGTCCATACACGTGACGCTTACCCCTTGAAACTGCGGGTATGCGATACGTACTCATGTCCTGTTTTGACCTGCTGCAGAAGCACCGGGATTTGTTGGAAAAGAATTTTCGCGAATCCGGTAACGGCGTGTCCTTTGATCCGCCGGAAGACTTCTACCGCGCACTCTCCGAGAACTCGCCTGCGTTTGCCTTTGTGGCTTACGACGGTGAGAAAGCGGTGGGGGCTGCGTCGATCTTTGTCGCGCCGCATCAGCATTCTGGAGAACTCACGGCCTACAACGACACGATTTTCGTATTACCCGAATACCGAGGAACGACAGTGCCCGGACGGCTTTTTGTTTTATGTGAACAGGAGGCTAAAAAGCGTGGGTGCACGTCTTTTCAGTGGGCTTGTGACGAGAAAGCACCGCTGGTCTCGGCCCTGAAAAAGCGGCCGCATTCAGGCTGTCAAGTGGCATTCATAAGGAGACTGTGATGGGGCAACCTTCAGCGGAAGAGTTGGAACGTCGGCATTTGCGCAAGCGCCGACTCGGGGGTGGCAAGAAATGAGTTCAATCCTTTCTTCGCCGACGCTCTCAAGTTTGGCGGGCTTCGGCCTTTACAAGTATTTCAAGCACAAGAAAAGTGGTGGGTCGAGCGATTCAGGAACGACGGATACGACTGCGACGGCAACTCAGCCGACAGGGACGGACGACACGACGACGGATACTGATCTTCCTGAAAACAAGACGTACGGCGATAACACGTCGCTGTACCGCAAGCGCAATACGTTGGGAGGTCGATAAATGGGGTGGTTTAGCAAAGTTACAAGCTGGGCGAATCCGGTAAAAGCCGTTAAGAAACTCTACAACTCAGTGTCCGGTAAGGATGCTCGCGACGACGCAAAGCGGCAGGAAGCCGAGGCTGAGGCTCAGCGTAAAAAGCAGCAAGCGCAATTGGATCAGCAGCAGCGTAAGGCAAGCGGGAATGACGCTGATTCGTCTCAGCTTTCCGGACTTGGCGAATTTGGCGCGGATTCCGGTTCGGGCGATTCGTTGACTGGGCTTGGCGGTGTCAGCGCTGATGATCTCAAACTGCAGAAAAAAAAGCTTTTGGGGGCGTAGCTATGGCGCAGACAATCGCCGGGGCCATTGTCGGTGCCGTCACCGGCGGCCTCAACATTTATACCCAAAAGCGTCAACAGGATCGTGAGAAAGCTTTGGCCGAAAAGCAGTATCAGGCAACAAAGCAGGCTTATGAAAATGAGGCGCAGGAGCGCGAGAAGGCCAACGGCAAAGAACCCGATATTGATTCCTTGTTGGATTCGAACACGTCTAGCAAGCGGGCGGCTACTGACCTCACGGGTGGCAAGCTGAAAAAGACGAAGCTGTTTAACCAAACGAGTACGCTCGGAGGTGCGAATGGCAGTTGATGTCAAACAGCTTCAGCAACGCTTTTCCGGGCTGAAAGCGGAACGGGAGACGTGGGAAAACCTCTGGCACGACATACGCGACTATGAGGTGCCGGACTTAGGGGCGTTTCCTGGTGAGAAAGGGTACGAGGGCGGAAAGCGTTACACGCGTCTCTACGACGCCGAAGCCGCCGACAGTGCCGACATTTTGGCGGCAGGGCTCTTGGCCGGCGTCAGCTCGCCGTCGCGGCCGTGGCTGCGTCTCACCACAATGGATCCGGACTTGGATGAATCGCCGGATGTGAAACAGTGGCTGTCTGACCTGCAGGACTTGATTTTGATGTATTTTGCAAAGTCCGAGGTCTATAACTCGCTGCATCGCTCATACCTTGAGCTTCCGGCGTTCGGGACTGCGTGTTCCATTGTGCAGCGTCACCCTGACCGTGTCATCGATATGATGAATCTCACGGTTGGGGAATACTGGCTTGCAGCTGATCCGTTCGACCGTATCGACACGGTTTACCGCCATATCAGCATGACGGCGAAGCAGATGGTACAGAAGTTCGGCATCGATGCTGTCAGCACTGATGTCCGGAGTTCCTTGCGCGATAACCCGTATCGTCGCTTTGACGTGATGCACGCCATTGAACCGCGCCTTGAGCGCGACGTGATGAAGCACGATAACCGTAATAAGCCGTGGCGGTCGGTGTATTGGGAACAAGGGCGCAGTGATGGCAAGGTGCTGGGCGAGTCCGGTTATGACCAATTCCCGGCGTTGTGCCCTCGTTGGCTCACGACGGCGGGTTCTGTTTATGGGCGCGGCCCCGGCGCGAAAGCCTTGTCCGCTGCCAAAAGCCTGCAGCGCCTTCAGAAACAGATGGGCATCCTTACGGACTACCTCTCGAATCCTCCGATTCAGTATCCGACAAAGTACAAGGGTGCAATGCAGCTATTCCGCCCCGGCGGTCGCATTCCGGTTGATCCAGCGGACAACGACGTGATTCGTTCTGCGTGGGCGGTGCAGGCGTCTCCGGAAATGCTGCAGGCGCAGATTGCCGACGCGCGGACGCAGATTCAGCGCTACTTCAATGTGAACATCTTTCAGATGATCGCGGCGAATCAGGGAACTGACCGCACGGCTACCGAAATCCAGGCGTTGGAACAGGAAAAGGTGATGATGCTCGGGCCGGTACTTGAGCGTCTCCACACGGAAATGCTTGATCCGTTGGTGTCCACGGCGTTCGGCTATCTCGTAGAAGCCGACTTGGTACCTGAGCCTCCGCAGGAAATGCAGGGGAAGGAACTCAATGTTGAATATATCTCGGTACTGGCGCAGATGCAGAAAAGTTCTGCGGTGGACGGGATTATGCGCACGGTGCAGCAGATCGGCGTCATTGCGCAGATGCGTCCGGAAGCACTCGACAAGTTGGAGTCCGACGAAACCATCGACCTTTTGGCGGATATGAACGGCGTCCCGCCGTCAATGATCGTCGCGGGCTCCCGTGTGGCACTCATCCGTAAGCGGCGCGCAGAAGAGCAGGCGCAGGAACAGCAGCAGATGCAGGCGGCTCAGGCGGCCTCCACTATCAAGGATTTGGGGCAGGCGGCAGGCAGTGTCGGCGGCGCGGATATAGCGATGAGTCCCGAACAAGAGCAACCATCTCAGGGCGTGATGTAAGGCCGTCCATAAAGGTGACGGGATGACGGAAACAATGGCAGACACTCGGATGCAGGGCATTTTCGAAGAGGAAGAAGCCCGCGCAGAAGAAGAACGGCTGCGAAAGCAGGAAGAAAAGAAACTCGACAACGCGCTGAAAAGCCTGATGGAAACCGAGTTCGGCCGTCGGGCAATGCACTGGGTTCTCTCCCTTACGGGGCAGGCGGACTCGGTGACGAGTACTGATCCGATGCGAATGATGCTCCTCAGTGCTCGGCGCGATGTAGGGCTTGACATTCTCCGACGACTTCGCTCGGCCGGGCTTGAAGAGCAGATCAATTCAATGCGAGAGGAAAACAAATGACAGATGCGGCAACTGTTACGGATACCGGTGCGGACGCTGGCGCTACGCCTCCTGATACCGGCACGACTGATCCCAGTGTCGCCGGAGGTACGCCCGCTGCCGCCGATGCAGTACCTCCGGCGACCGGGGGGGCGGACGCGGCCAATGATGGTGGCGAACCTGCGGTGGGTGACGACGGGACGGACAAGGGCGATAAGCCTAATGAATGGCTCGGTGCGCCCGAAGATTCCTACACCAATGAAGGCATTGAAGTTCCCGAAGGCGCGGAACTGAACGACGATGTTTGCGAAACGTTGGCGGGTGTCTGCCACGAAATGGGCCTCTCGCAGAAGTCCTTTGCCACGATCATCAACAAGATGAGTCCGGTGCTGCAGCAGGCGCAGGAACAAGCGCTGGCGTCCTTCAAGAGTGAAAACCTCAAGGCGTTCGCTGCGGACAAGGAACTCGGCGGGGCGAAGGCCAAACAAAACCTCAGCATTGCGGCGAAGGCATTTCAGAAGTATTGCCCGCCGGAGGCGCGGGAGCTCCTCGTAAAGACGGGGCTCGATACGCATCCGGGGATTATCAAGATGTTCTATCAGATCGCTCAGTCGATCTCCGACGACGTTTCACCGCGCGGCAACGGTGAGGGCGGACAGGGAGACCCGTTGGCCCGGTTTTTCAACAATTCCAAGATGAACTAAGAGGAAAGCATGGCTGCTATTGCTCAGTATCCTACCCTTGCTGATGTCGCATCCCGCACGGATGAGAACGGCGAGATTGCTCCGATTGCAGAAGTCTTGTCGCAGAATAACGCTATCCTGCGACATATTCCGTGGCGCGAATGCAACATGACCACGGGCTTCAAGCATTCAATCCGAACTGGCATCCCTGAACCGACGTGGCGCGGGATGTACGAAGGCGTCCAGCCGACGAAGTCTTCGACTGCCTCTGTGGTGGACGTGACCTCTAACGTTGAAAACTACGCTAACGTTGATATTGACCTTGCCAATATCAACGGCAACACGGCTCAGTTCCGCCTCTCGGAAGAAAAGGCCTTTATTCAGGGCATGAGCGATGCCGTCGCTGCCGCTCTTTATTACGGCGACAATGACAAGGATATTCGCAAGTTCACTGGCTTGGCTACGCGCTATGCCACGATGAACAAAAAGGTTCCTGCGTCGCACAATGTTGTTGCTGCTGATGCTGGTTATACCGGTACGGCTGATGGCTACACTTCTGTCTATATTGTTAACTTTGACGAATTCTTCGGACTTTACCCGAAGGGCTCGAAATATGGTTTGCAGCATACAGATAAGGGTCAGCAGACTGTAGACGCCCCCGACGGCAAGGGCAAGATGGAAGCATACGTTGACCACTACAAGTGGCAACCCGGTGCGGCTCTTAACGATTGGCGAGCCTGCGTTCGTGTGTGCAACATCCCGATGAAGGATGGCGAAGTTGATCTGCAGTCTGATTCTCTTATCAAGACGCTGATCCGCGCGAAGAACCGTATTCCGGCTCAGTTGCGCCGTCATCAGGTGATGCTTTGCCGCACGGAAATTCAGACGGCCTTGGAAATTGCCGCCTATGAAAAGTCCACGCAGTGCCTCAAGATTGTGGAAGCTGCCGAACAGATGGCGACGCACTTCTTCACGATTCCGATTGAAGCTGACGACGCTATCCGCATCGACGAAGCCAAGATCAGCTAAGGGAGAAAGAACGATGCATGTTGATTTTTTAACCATGTATGCCAATGAACTGACGCTTTCCGGCGCAAGCAAGGATTCGAAGGTTCTTGATATTGGTAAGGCCGGTATTTCCGAAGGTGTCGGCTATATCTACGTCCGCAACGTCGGTGCGGTGACAGGGCTCGCAAGCGTTGCGCTTCAGGGCAGTTCCGATAATTCCACGTTCACGGAAATCCTTTCCTACAAGCTGACTGACCTCACGGATGGTGGTGGAATCAATATCCCGATTCCGCAGGGCTTACCCCAGTACACCAAGTTGGTGTTTGCGGGCACGTCCATGTCTGGCAAGGTGTCTGCCGGCGTGACGCTCCGTCCGGACAGCCCGCGCGGGAAGCGCATTGGGGATTACGAAGCGAATCCGAACTACGCTGGTTAAGGAGGTGATCCTTGTCTCTCCGCTGGTCGAAAGGCTGGCGGTGCGCAGTTTCACGGGGAGCCTGACGGCTCCCCGTTTTCATAGGAGGCCGTATGGCTACCGTTGTCGATATTTGCAACATCGCGCTGTCGTATCTCGGCGATACGGGCACGGTGACTTCCATTGATCCGCCCGAAGGTTCTGCGCAGGCAGACCACTGCGCCCGTTTTTACCCGTTGGCGCTTAACAAAATTCTCATGGAGACGGCATGGGGTTTCGCCACAAAACGCGCCAAACTCAATCAACTGAAAGAAGCGCCTGTCGGTGCGGCCTATGCCTACGGGTTCCCTTCGGACTGCCTGCATATTCAGCGCGTCTTTGATGCGTCCGGGCGAGACCTTCGCAGTTATCACCTGGAACGCTCGGACTACGGCATGGCAATTTTGACTGAGATTCCGGCCGATTGGATTAAATACACCACGTCGTCGGTGCCGGCTGAGTTGTTCCCTTCTGATTTTGCGGATGCGTTGGCACATTTGCTGGCGGCCAAACTCGCGGGCGCTGCTATCACCGGTTCCACCGGGGCGTCCATGGCCGAAGAGCAACTGAAGATTTATACGCTGATGGTGAAAGACGCTATGCAGCGGGATGCCCTGCAGGACGCCTCGATAGATCTTCCGCGTACGCCTTACACGGGTGATATGCGTCTTCCGGAAGAAATGGGAGGCTGGTATGCCCGTTGATAAGGTTATTCAGCTGAGCTTTGCCGGCGGCGAGATTTCTCCCGATATGTACGGACGACGTGATGACACAAAGTATCAGGCCGGGCTTTTGAAGTGCCAAAACTTCATCTGTCTGCCCCAGGGACCTATCCGCAACCGTCCGGGGTTTGAGTTTGTGAACGAGGTCGGTAACGGTTCTCGGCCCGTGCGGTTGATTCCGTTTACCTACAGTACCGGGCAGACGATGATTATCGAACTGGGGCACAAGTACGCGCGTTTCCATAGCTACGGTGCGACTTTGGTGAACGACGACGGGACAGAGTATCAGGTAACAACGCCGTGGGACTCTGCCGACTTGTTCGCTCTGGATTATGTGCAGTCCGGCGATATTGTGACGGTGGCGCATGAAAACTACCCGCCGACGGAAATCCGGCGTTATGGCGCACGAGACTGGCGCATCGTAGAGGTGCAGGTTAATACGAAACTTCCGACGCCGACAGGGGTTGCGGCTGTACGGGCAACGGCTGCAGCCGACGACTCAAACGCTGATAAGTACACGCAGAAGTATCGGGTGTCTTGCCTCAATGCCGACAAGACGGAGGAAAGCGAAGCAAGTGATGCAGTGAGTGTCGTGGCAAACCTCTACGCTTACGGGACTACGGTCAAGATTACCTGCGACGTGATGAAGGGTGCGGCCTTCTACCGTTTCTACAAAAACAAGGGCGGTCTCTATGGCTATATCGGCGACAGTGAAACGCCGGAAATCATCGACGACAACATTACGCCGAAGACGGATATAACGATTCGTCGCTTTGATGATGTGTTCTCTACGTCTCGTGGCATTAAGTCAGTCACGGTAACAAACGGTGGAAGCGGTTACACCAACTGCGTCAATGGCCTTTTGCCGGTGGAAAACATTAGCACGACGTGGATTTCTCGTTCCGGCTATCCGTCGCTTTCGGTGACGCTCAGTGATTCGGCTAATACCGGCTACGGCGGCAAAGTTGAGTTGGTGCTTGAGCGCCATTCGTCTTCCGGAACGTCTTCAAGCGGCGGCAGTTATACCAACTACTACACGACGTTGAAGGGTATCCGGATTATTGCCGAAGGGAATAACTACACCTCGCCGAAGGTGGTGGTGTCGGGGCAGACGCGCGGTATTTTCGGCGGTTCAAAGACAAAAACAGAGACGTACTCGCTCTCTACTTATTCCGGCGTTCCGACGGTGGAGGTGTCCGACAGTACCGGTTCTGGTGCTCAGCTGCGGGCCGTGGTTGAAAACGGGAAAGTAGTTTCCGTGCAGATTCGGGCGGCAGGTTCCGAATATACGGCCCCCAAGCTGACATTCCGCGGCGGTACGGGTTCCGGTGCTGCGGGTACGGCGTCGGCAGGTGGTGCCGGTGACTATCCTCGGGCAGTCGGTTATTTTGAACAACGGCGCATCTTTGCCGGGCTGCATTCGGATCCGCAACGCGTGCTGATGACGCGCACCGGCAGTGAGTCGGACTTCAGTTATTCCCTGCCTTACCGCGATGATGACCGCGTCAGTTTTCAAATGGCAAGCCGCGAATTCAGTGCAGTGCAGCACGTCGTTTCGCTCACAAGCCTGATTCTGCTTACGTCCAGCATGGCTTTCCGCATTAGTCCGCAGGACGGCAGTGTGATTTCTCCGTCGTCCATTGCCGCAAAGCCTCAGAGCAATACCGGATCAAGCCGAGTAATGCCGCAGGTCGTCGGTAATGCCGTTGTCTATTGTGCAGCTCGTGGCGGGCACGTCCGAGACTTTGCCTACGAATATTCGGCGGGCGGTTTTGTGTCGTCGGATTTGTGCCTCCGGGCTTCGCACCTTTTCGACTTCAAAAATGTTTTGGACTCGGCGTTGGCCTTGGCTCCTATACCGCTTCTTTGGTATATCAGTTCCGACGGTTCGCTTTTGGGGCTGACGTATATTCCGGAACAGGAAGTTTTGGCCTGGCATCAGCACATTACCGATGGCGTTTTTGAGTCCGTGGCGGCCGTGGAAGAAGGCGAAGAGGATCATCTTTACGTCGTTGTCCGCCGTGAAATCAACGGGCAGACGAAACGCTACATTGAGCGCATGACCTCAATGAACGTTGAAAATATTCAGGATGCGTTCTTTGTGGATTCGGGCGGCGTGTATTCCGGAGAAGAAACTACGCACATTACCGGTCTGGATTGGCTTGAGGGGAAGACGGTGTCCATCCTTGCCGACGGTGCCGTCATGCCTCAGCAGGTCGTGACAAAAGGTGCCGTTGATTTGGATTCGCCTGCATCCAAAGTGATTGTCGGGTTGCCGTACGAGGCTGACGCCAAGACGTTGCCGCTCACGATGCAGAACAAGGCGGCGCTTGGCGGCGGGATCAAAAAGAACGTCATTCAAGCCTTCCTGCAGGTTTACCGCTCGTCGGGCGTGTTCGTGGGGGCGGACTTCGACAATCTCACGGAATACAAGCAGCGCACGACAGAAACGCCGGGGACACCTCCGGAACTCAAAACAGAGGAAATCGAGCTGCGCCTTGCGCCGACGTGGCAAACCGAAGGTTCTGTCTGCATCCGGCAGGCCGACCCGTTGCCGCTCACAGTGCAAGGCTTGGTGCTCAACGTCTCTACGTAGCCGTCCATAAATAGTCGCCTCGCCCCTCGAAAATGGTTCCATTAGAAGAGGGGCGAGATTCCCATGCAGGACTACCACGAATACTTCCGATACATCTTTGCCTTCATGGTGGCGGCTATGGCTCAGTTTCTTATGCGATTGAACTCACTGGACAAAACAAAACCTTTTCCGTGGGGTGAATTTTTCGCGGCGGGGTTGCTGTCCGGCTTTATCGGTTTTTTGATCTGCATGGCGGCTCATTCCTACGGTTTGCCGGATGAAGCCGGTGGCGCATTAGCCGGACTCGGCGGGATGATGGGAAAAGATGGGGTGAATATTTTGAAAGGATTCCTTGAAAGAGGTGGCCGATGAAGAAATACGGTTTCTTTGACGAAAATGAGTTACAGAGCCCGAAGGATCCGCACAAGTCTCCTTTTCCGCACGTGGTGCGCGATGAGCTTTTGAACCTTTTGAACCGCATCCGCCGGGAGTGGGGCAAGCCGGTTCTCGTTAATTCGGGCTACCGCAGCCCGGAGTACAACGCGACGATTCCTGGGGCTGTGCCGAACTCGTATCACACGAAAGGCATGGCGGCGGACATCAAACCGGATGATCCGTCTCTGATTTCGGAGTTTCAGGACTTGTGCTTGAAAATCAACACTGACGGCGGCGTCGGACTTTACGACGCGTTTGTCCATGTTGACGTGCGTGGGCATCACGCTTTTTGGGACTATAGGAGTCGCAAATGATGGAACTTAAAGATACCGCCGCGCTGATGTGTAGCGCTGACTACAAAGAACGCTTCAAGGCGGAGTACCTGCAGCTCAAAATCCGTCGCGACAAACTCGCAGCGATGCTTGCTAAATGGGACGCGGGAAAGTTGGGCTTTACGCCGACGTGCTCCCGCGACCTTTATACCTTTCAGCTTTACGTGATGGACGGGTACCTCCATGTTCTCGGGCAGCGCGCAAAACTCGAAGGAGTCGAGCTGTGAAGGACTACGTCTACATGGTGGCGGTCACCTTGGCCTTCGGCGCGGGGGCCTGGTTGACCTCTGCGCACTATGACCGGGAAATTGCCCTCATGGAGGCGGCGCAGTCTGACGCGCTGCGGGCGGCGGAGAGAAAGAATGCAGAAGGACTTTCAAAAGCAACGGACACGATCAACTTGGCGCAAGCTGAGTACAACGATTTGCGTGCTGAGCTTGATCGTGCTCGCGCCCGGTTGCGCCACGCGGACGGTAACGGCTCCGCCGGCGGAGATTCCGCAGACGCTCTTAAAAAGCGAGTTGCCCGACTGGAAAGCCTGGTTCAAAGACTGGCTGACTCTGGTTCAGAGTGCGGCCGACTCTATCAGCGGTGCGCCGCAAAACACGACGCATTAGCTGAAGCAGTCCGTCCATAAAACTCCCATCTTGCGGCTTACTCTCGGCGAAAATCCGGGAGTGCCGAATGCCTCAATATCTCCATCCAACCAAACAGACAAGCGAAGGGTCTACACAATCCTCCGCGATTTCGTCGTCCGCAAACGCTTTCATGAGCGCAAAAGGTGCGGGCGGCTTCTCTCAATTTCAGCAAGGATTCAAAGTCGGTTACACGTCCGTGATGCAGATCGGCGGGACGTGGCTTGCCTATCGCGCTGCAAAGCAGGAAAAGGCGCTCATGAAAATGAATGCCGACTTAATGAATTTGCAGGCGCAGAGCTACGAGACGGCGGCAGATGACGTGATGGCCGGCGGCGAACGTCAGGCGGCGGCTATTGGGTATGAGGCCGGGCAGGCAAAGTCAACCACCAAAACCCGGCAAGCTGCATCGGGCGTCCGCGTGGGCGGTTCCGGATCGGCAGCCGAAGTGCTGACCTCCATTGACATTGTGAAGGAAATGCAGGTGAATCAGGTGATGGCGAATGCCGTTGCTGAGTCCTGGGGCTACCGCCGTTCGGCTGTCGATTACAAGAATCAGGCACTTGCCTACCGTTCGGCCGCAAAGTCTATTTCCCCATGGGCGGCCGCGCTGACCACCTTCAATAACTACGCGATGGACATTATGAATGGCCCGATGGGCGGCGGCTCCCAGTCCGGTTCTGGCAAGTCCTCGTACAGCGGCGCAACCTTGAGCGATTTCAAGGATGTTTTCGGTGGCAGTTCCGGTGGCGGCGCTACGTCGTCTGGCTCATCCGGGGCTCAAGGATGGAGCCTCAAGATGCCTTCTAATTTCAGTTGGAGCAAGTAATGGGAACTATCACTGTGCCCGGTAATCCGTATCAGGGCGGCGTGACTCCGAACGCTGCAAGGGGGCTCGGGACGCTTCATGCTATGCCGGATTCCAAGTGGCGTACCGACAAACTCGTCGCCGGGGCTACTGATAAGATTGTCTCGGCTGTGGATAAGTGGCAGGCCGAAACCGACAAGACGCTCGTGCAGGACGCTATCAATCAGTCCAAGAGCGAACTCGAAGATTTGAAGTCGAATCCGGAAGAGGGTTGGGGCAATCTCACGGGCAGTAACGCCCTTAACCGCCCTGACGGGAAAAGTCTGTCGGAAGAGTATCTCGAAAAGGGGCGCGCACTCTTCGCAAATCGACGCGGACAACTGAAGACAGATCGTCAGCGGAAGATGTATGACCTCTATTCGCAGGCGGCCTATCAGCAGTTGGGGGCGGAACTTCAGTCCCACATGGTGAAGCAGCAGGCGGTTTTCGAGAAGGCGACGCACGCGGCGACTTTCAATACTGCGACGAATGACGTTTTGAACGGTGTCCAGTCAGGCGATATGGACAGGGCGAACTCAGGGTACGCCGTTGCAATGTCTGAACTGCAGTGGCAGGCTGACAAGTCTGGCCTTCCGGTTGATGTACCGAAACTGATGGACACCGTTAACTCGAACGCTATCGGTATTTTCATTGAGGGCAAGAACCCTGCGGCAGCTCGTGCGTGGCTGAAGGCACACAAAGACGATATGAGCGCTGAGCAGGTCGCTAAAAGCGAAAAACTCATCAAGGCCGGTCAGCAGAAACAGGACATTGAGTACCTGGTGGAAAAGGTGCTCGCGACTTCCGGAAGCGATTCGGACATTCTGAAGGCGACGCACGAGACCACAAAGGGTACTGATGCCGACGTTCGGCAGGGCGTTACGGTGAAGGTTCGGCAGGCGCTGGCGGCGCGTGAATGGGAGAAACGGACAAGGGCGGCTGATCTTAAGACAACACTTCAAAAGATGGCTGCCAACGGGGAAGAGTTGCCGGAGACGGGATTGCAGGAATTGGATGATCTTGACCCAAAGTCGGCAAACGAAATTCGGGATATGGCAACGGCCCGTAGTTACGCGTCATTACCTACCTCTAGCCTCCTTGGTTTGCGTGGAGAGATTCGGACAAAGGATGGGGCAAAGGCCATTGAAACCGTCGTTAAAGCCCGGTTGGATGACCCGGTTGGGACGGCTATCGAAACGGGGACTTATGGCTTTGAACCTCTGAATATGAACGATACTCAGCAGGTGTTGAATCAACTGCAGCACCGGGTCGCTCAGGCAGAGACGTTGCAGAAGGATTGGATGACTACTCCGCGATTGTTGTCAAAAGCAGAAGCGTCCGATTTCATCACCGCATTGGATAACGCCGACGTAAATAAGCGCTGTCAGCTGATTTCTATGTTTTCGCAGGCCGTTGGCCCGGAAGGCTCAGGGATCCTTTTTCGACAGTTGGGGTCTAAGAATTCTGTGTATGGCACGGCAATGTATCTGATGTCTATGGGGGATACCTCCCTCGGGAATCATTACCTACTGGGTAAAGATTTTCTTTCTCAGGGTGTTGTGCAGAAGCCCACGACAGGCGACGGCTCAGTCAAAGAAATTCTCGGGTATATGCAGGCAGAAGGTAAGGAAGCGGCACTTTCCAGTAACAATGACTTGATGGAAATGTGGGCGGATGCAGCACAAGGGCTATGGGCGTACAGCTCTCGGGTTGGTAAGGCCCTTACCTCTAAAACGGCCCTTGAAAAGGTGCTCGGCGGTCAGATTGTCGAATGGAACGGAAAACGAATTGTCACGCCGTACAACGAATACACGAAGCGCGGATATGACAAAAGCTCGAATTTCTCTACGAGTTTTGATGATCTTTTGGAACGAAAGATCGGTGACTTAAAGGACGACAAGACGAAGGTTATTACTGGTGATGGACGTGTGTCGGTGGGGGCCGTGGCACCGCAGTTCAATTCGATGCAACTTGAAACGGTGGGCGACGGCAAATACCGAATCATTGATCCGAATTCACCGTATGGCTATGTGATGCAGGATTTGGGTGACGACACAATGATCCCCTACGTTCTTGATGTGATGGATGTGAAATGATTGATATTAGTTCGTTTATTTCAGAAGATCGGTACAAGATTCCCCAGGGTGTCCGCGATTGGGACGGCAGTCGGATTACTGCGCAGGAAGTCGGTTTCTGGGACGGTACGAAAGATGCCATTAAGGACATCCTCCCGAATGCCGCGCTTCACGTAGGCTCGGCGCTGACGGGGATGTTTACGGGCAGTGGCCGGCAGGCGACGATTGAGCAGGCGGCCGCGGAAGCGCAGGAGCAGGGTATCCCGATTACGGATACGAAAGAATTCGCCCGAAAGCAGGCGGAATACATGGATGCTTCAGCAAAGGAACTGCGTCGGATTGCCGAAGAAGAGTACACGCCGAATCCTGAGGCTACTGGCGTGGCCGGACAGATTATCCACGGCGTCGGTACGGAACTGACGAAAGCCGTGTTGGTGGCCCCGATTGCTGCAGCGTCTCCGCAGGCGGCGGCGTTGGCCTATGGCGCGATGCACGGCGTTGAAACGACTCAGCGCTACAAGGATAAAGGCGTTGACGAGAATACGGCGAATTGGCTGGGCGTGAGCGCCTTTGGTACAGGTACGCTTGGTTTCTTGATTCCCGCGGCCGCTGGCTCTACGCGGTTGGCTTCGGCAGTCTATGGCGCTATTACGAATCCTGCGGCGAATGTTTCCGAAGATTTGACGACTCGAATGATTCTCCGGAAGCAGAACTATGAAGCGTTGGCGGCCACTATCAATCCTTTTGACCCGTTGAATTTGGCTGTGGCTGCATTTGTCGGTGGCGGGTTCGGTACTATCGGCTTCCACAAAAAGGCGACGGCGGCCGCTAAGAAAACCGAAGAAAAGTCCGCAGAAACGCCAAAGGAAAAGCCGCAGACTTTGGCCGACTCCGTAGTCGAAGGCGCAAAAACGGTAAAGAAGGCTGCAGCGGAAGTACCTGATGTGTCTCAGGTACAGGAGGCTTCGACTCTCCGCATGGCTGAAAACGGTGTTGTTCTTCAAAACCGTAACCGTGGCACGGCCTCAAGCATTGTCCAGATGCAGCAGATCGCCGGGAATCCGATTTACAACATGGTGTCTCTCTCTCGCGAATTCTCCAGCGGTGCGCCGGTGATTGCCTTTCCGAACAACATTTCCGAAGGGCAGTGGGGGCGTACCGAAATGGTGTCGGCGTCCGATGGTTCTCAGATGGAAATGCGGTATGCCGTTGTTGATGCGGATGATTTGCAGGTGTCGAACTTCGCTGATGGTACTCGGAACGAAGACTACGGCGTGGTGAAGCAGAACGTGACGATTGCCGGTAACGGTCGTGTGGCCGGCATTTCGGCTGCCTATGAGCGTGGGACGGCCGAGAAGTACAAGGCTGATCTCATTAAGGACGCGGATAGCGTCGGGATTAAGCCGTCGGTGATTGAAGGTATGAAGGAGCCGATACTTGTCCGTGTGATGAGCGACCGTGACGCCGGACGGCCGGATATTGCGATGCTGTCGAATCAGTCCGGGACGAAGGCGCTCGATGCGACTGAGCAGGCGGAAAACGATGCAGCGGCCATTGACGTTTCAAAGCTGACGTTCGATGAGAACGGGAATATTACGGATGAGACGGTGAAGCAGTTTGCGGCGCTCGTCCCGGATAACTCTTCGCTTGTGGATCGGAACGGTATTCCGAACACATTGGCTCGTCCCCGACTTGAGCGGGCTATCTTCCAGCGGGCGTACGGGAATGCGAATCTCACAAGCCTTCTGACCGATACCGAAAGCGAAGGCGGCCGGGCGGTGTCGATCTTCCTGAAACTCGCACCGAAGATGATGCAGCTTGAAGGTGCCGGCGACTTGGACTTCCGGGATGCGTTGGTGGCTGCGCTGAACGAAGTCTATGTAGCCCGTGCCTCCGGCTCCTTCAAGTCTCTCAAAGAACTGGCGGCGTCTCAGAGTTTGGGACGTATGCCGGAAACTCAGGCGTTCTTGGATTACCTGTCGGGCGTAGGAAATCAGGTGAATGCGCCGACGCAGGTTTTCGCTCAGCTGGCGGATTGGAGCCTTGCGAATAAGCTGCAGGCTGAGGGGATGTTCGCCGATGAGTCGCCTTTGCCGACTCGTGCTGACCTGATGATGGAATTTCAGGACTTGACGGGGGTTCCGGTTGATCCGTCCGTGTTGGATATGATTAAGGCGCAGGTGACGCGTACGCAAGCCCGCGAAAAGATCAGCAACACTATCCGAGAAAAGTTGACTGCAGCGGGACAAGAGACCGAACAGGTGGAAGCGCAGGCGAGAATTTGGACGAACGCCGTGATGCGCCTTGCTGAATTGGCTCATCGTGACCCGTTGGAAATCCTGCCTAATATCGATCTTGAAGGCGTGCCCAGTGCGGCCGATGGCTTCGCTATGCCGGTGACGCAGGGCAAGGAATGGCACATGGGGCCGCAGACGATTGGCAGAGAAAACGAGGCCGTCAATGTGGTTCACATGAGCTCCGTCCCTGAAGAAGGTCGCACGGCTGCGATAGATGCCTTGGCTGCAAAACTGTCGGATGGTGTGAAGAATGGCGATAGCGGCTGGGTTCTTACGGGTTCTCGTGGCGATGCTAAAAAGTCGCTCCCGCCTTTTAAGTTCTCAGAGAAGAACGCTGGTTTGTACGATGCCATTGTCCAAAACTTCGAACAAATAGTTTCGGACGCTAAGCTGATTGAATCTCATGCGGACACTCAGCATCAAAACCCTGATGTGCGCGGAATCCACAAGTTCGCGTCCGCGGCTTCTTACGGTGGAAAAAACTATCGCGTCCAGCTGATCGTGAGGGATTATTTGCCTTCCGCCGGCGGCGAGAGACTAGCGACGCATAGCATTGATGCGGTCGAAGTGAAGGAGATTGAAACCGCAGGCGGGGAGGGGGTTATAGCACCACTTGCACCCACAGACGCTACTAATGTCCCTCCCGGTGCCACTCAGTCCCCCGGTGCTGGGGTGTCTACTGCGTGGTCGTCTGCTAATACTATTAGTTTATCAGATTTGCTTAAGGGTTTTGTCCGCGAAGATCAGCGCGGGGCGTTTGATTTGGTGGATGATTCCTATCGTGCCGAAGGGGCGGCGTACTACGAACCACAGGAGTTCAATCAGATCATCGGCGAAACCGGCGTCCGCGGGATGGATGCTTGGGACGAAAACTGGACGCGAACCAATCTACTGACCGTTGCAAAGCAAATGGAAATGGGCGGTAAAACCCCCGAGGAAATCCGCGCGGCTACTGGTTGGGAACGTGGCGCAGATAGAGAATGGCGGTACGAAATCCCGGACTTGACCGTGAAGGATAGTGCGGCTGCGCTCGTATCCGAGAAGCGTGCTACAGCTCAAAAGGACGGAAAGAAGATCTTCTCCATTGAGCTTGCTGATTTGGTGGACGCCCCGGATTTGTTTAAGGCTTACGGTCAGTTCAAAAATCTAAAGATTGAGTTTGGCGAACTGCCTCCGATGGCTGGCGGCTACTTCTCGCCGGCAGAAGACGCAATTCGTATTCCGTTTAACATGGACATAACAACGGACGGCGCTCGCATGACACTGATCCATGAGATTCAGCACGCCATTCAGGAAACCGAAGGGTTCACGAAGGGGGCTGATTTCTCTCGGGTTCCGACAAAAGGAAAGGTGCTCTGGCGTGCTATGAGCGAACTGCGGCGACTCCGCGACAATCCGGATTGGCAGGAATACAAAGATGTTTCTGATGCAATAGACAGAATTTACGATGACGATGCGACGAAGGCACGGCGAGAAAAAGGTATTACCCAAGAGGAAGACGACGCCGAGGCAGATCGCCTGTATTCACGTCAGGTAGAGTTAGAAAAACTCCCTGCGGTGCAGGCGGTGTTAGCCGAAGAAAAGCGCCTGATGAAAATTTATGGATCAAGCGAATTTGATGGCGTTGTGTTGGAAGCCATTAAAAAAGCTTCCGAATCTCCGGATGACCCTCTGTTTGAGAACGTTAGTCGTTGGAATTCTCAATTTCAGATGGACGCTTACCGCCGGGTGGGCGGCGAAGTCGAGGCACGAAACGCCGGTTGGCGCGCCTTTATGTCGCCGGAGGATCGGGCTAAAAAACTCCTGCGAGACACTGAAGACGTTCCGCGCAGTGAGCAAACTCGGAACGGTGAGTTCTATCAGGTCGCTTACCACGGCAGTCCGTACCTCTTCGATAAGTTCTCATTGGATCACGTCGGCGAAGGGGTTCGGGCCCAGTGGTATGGCTGGGGAATGTACTTCTCCTTGGATAAGAATATTGCTCGTCAGTACGCTTCGAATCTCTACAACGCGTCCAAAGATACCCGGGATCGGTACAACCGTCTAGCGGCGGAAGCTGATCGCCTGCAGCACGAGTTGACGACGGCCGAAGATTCCAGGGATATGGCTGCGGCAGACAGTCTGCGGGCTCAGTTGATCGAAGCAAAAGATGCTTTGGACAAGGAGTTGCCGGATCATCCGCGGGTCTATGATGCCGAAATTCCGGAAGATTCGGTAATGGTTCGGGCGGGCGCGACTATCGATCAGCAGCCCGAAGCAGTGCAGCAGGCGTTCCGGAAACTTCTCGGCGAGGTGGACGGTTCGAAGAAGGGACGCGCTCTCTACAATGAACTTGCCAAAAAACTCGGTTCAAAGAAGGCTGCGAGTGAGGCGCTGCGCGATGAGGGCATTCTTGGCCTGCGGTACGCCAATAGCATTGATGGCGAATGCGCTGTTGTTTGGGACGATAAGGCGATTGAGATTCGTGAGTTCCTTCAGAAAGCCAAGGGAAACGGTGAAATCCGTGGTTCCTACAATCCTCAGACGAATACCCTCCGACTGACGCCGAATGCCGACATTACGACGTTCTCTCACGAAATGGGGCACTTCTGGCTGACGAATGCCATAAGACTCAGCGCGCTACCTGGAAGCGATTTGAGCCTGCGCCGTGACGTGCGAAAACTGATGGATACGTGGGGAATCAAGGATGCAGCCGAATGGGAGAAGCTGGGTACCGAAGGTCAACGGCAGTATCACGAACAATTCGCCTCATGGGTAGAAGAATTCCTGGCGACAGGGCGAGTGCCGAATGACGGTCTCCGTGGCTTCTTCGAGAAGATGCGTCAGTGGATCACTGATTTATACCGAGATATTCGCTCGCATTTGAACTCCCGGTATCGGCAGGAGTTTGGAAAAGACTTGCCGGAATTGTCCGCCGAGGTGCGAGACATTCTTGAGCGCAACATTGCTTACGAAGATCGGTTGGCGGCCGTGCAGCGGGACTTCTCGCCGACGACGGCACAGACGGATGCGGCGCGGTACGCGACGTTTGAAAACGTTGTGAAAAACGATCAACTGGTTGATCGGTCGGATGCTCGATCGTTGCAAGGCTCGTTGTTTGCCGAACAACAGGCGAAGGATGCTTTGAACAATCGGGAGAAGGTTAACGTTAACGGCCCGATGGATGCCGATATGCTCCAGGGACGACAGGACGCCGTGAAGAAGTCGCTTCACATGCCGGAGTCATTGGAGGCTCGTCCGAAAGACGAAGGGATGCCGGTTCACGAAATTCCGAAGGCTGAGCCGAAACCGGAGGCTCAGGAAGAGGGCGGCATTGCCGCGGTGGTGCGCCGTGTGTCGGATGCGCTTCTCGGAAAGCAGCCGGAAGAGAATGCAGCACCCAAGGAGGACACTGATGTGGCGGACATTATGCGGCGGTCTGACGAGGTGTTGGAAAAGTCGCCGGATATGCAGCTAACCCCGGACGAGGTTTCGGATGCCAATGATGTAAAACCCGGAAAGACGGCGTCGGAGTATGTGGCTGCGGTGGACGCTGAGGCTCAAAGTATTGAAAAATTTGCGAACGTTATGAGTACGGCTGCGATGTGCGTTTTGCGTAACGGGGGGATAACTCATGCCTGATTTAAGACAAGAATGTAAGGACACAATTAAAGGTGCTTTAGGGCGCGATTTGACTCCGAAGGAGTCCAAGGGGATCATTCCCGCGCTGCGCTCTCAAATGGCGGAAATGCGCCGTGCGGATCCGTCGGGATATTCGGCGATGACGTTGGACGAGATTGTGGCTGAGGCTGCGGCTCGCGTGACGGAAAACCTGAAAAACGAAGCGGCTCAGCGGAAGTACCGCGCGCGCCTGGCGATTGTTCAGGCTGAGAAGAATCAGACGAAATACAAGAATCTGGCGGACAAAGGGCTTTATGGCTACCGTGCGGTAGCATGGATTCTTCAGGATACCTACAAGAAGATTACCGGCGTGCGTCAGCAGTACTTTTCGCAGATGGCGGCCGAGTTGCGGGCGGCGCTCAATCCGAAGTTTTTTGGACTGATTGAAGATCGGGCGAATGCTTTGGCCTTGGTGAAGGAACTTCGAGGCGAAGACTCTGGAAACCCTGTCGCAAAACAAGCGGCGGTCGTCGTCTCGAAAGTCTTTTCGGAACTCCGAACGCGTTTCAACCGTGCCGGTGGCAATATCGGTTTGTTGGCTGACTGGGCCTTGCCGCAGTCCCATGATGCTGACAAGATCGTAAAAGCCGCGAATCGGATTTCCGGAAACCGTTTTACCCGCTACACGCCTGCGCAGAATATGGAGGCTTGGGTAAATTTCATCTCGGACAAACTCGACCGCAGTCGGTATATCAGCGAAGAGACCGGGGAGCTCCTTAATGATGAGGAGTTTCACACAATGCTGCAGAAGGTTTACACGACTCTCGTCACCGACGGCAATGGGGATCAGTTCGGTTCTCGCGTTATCGGGCCGGGTTCAAAGTCGCGGGCCAATAAGTACGGTCAGCACCGCGCTCTCCATTTTAAGAGTGCTGAGGCTTATATCGAATATGAGACGAAATTCGGTAGCGGAAGCGTGATGCAGACGATTACGTCCCGCATCAATTCAATGTCGAAGGATATTGCGCTATTGGAAAGTTTGGGCCCGAATCCGACGAATACTTACCGGACGCTTCATCAGATTTCCGGACAAGACTTGGAACGGGCGCGGGCGACAGATACGCTTTGGGATCGTCGCTGGAAGTACCGTGATGTGAATGGTGCTCTCGGCGTCTCGACTGAGGCGATGTGGAAAGTGCTCAGCGGTGAGGCTGCGCGTCCCGCCGGTACGGGGTTGGTGGCCGCTGTAGGACAAGGCGTCCGGAATTTGCAGGTAGCCGGCAAGTTGGGTAGCGCCTTGATTTCCTCCTTCTCGGATATTGGTTCCTACTACGTGACGTTGGCGGTAAACGGCATCAATCCGTTGAATGCGTCATTCTCCTTGATAACAGCCTTCAGCCGGTCTGACCGTGAGTTTGCAGCACGCGCCGGGTTCCTGGCGGATGATGTGTGTGCGGGTCTCGGCCGTTGGTACGATGAAAACGTCGGTAGCGGCCTGACCGGCGTTCTGGCTGATGCGACGATTCGGATGTCTTTGTTGGGTGCCTGGACGAACGGCATTCGCCGGGCGTTTGCCTTGAACTACATGGCGGCGACGGGGAAGCTCGCAAAGTCAAAAGGCTGGGAAGAGTTAAGTGCTTATGACCGCGCCCGGCTAGAGCGCGGAGGTATGACGGAACAAAGCTGGAATTTGCTGCGCCTGGCGAAGTCCGAAAACTACAAGGGCGTAGACGTTTTGACGCGTGACACGATTGAGAAGATTTCGGATGCTGATCTTGCGGCAAATGGTTTTACTCGTGCTCAACGGGACAAGGTGGTATCCGATTACCTTTCGATGGTGTCGGACGAAAGCTACATGGCGTCACTCGAACCTGACCTCGCGACTCGGGCCGGCGCTAACCGTGGTGAGCAGGCCGGGACGGTGGCGGGGGAATTTTGGCGGTCTTTGATGCTCTTCAAGTCCTTCCCGTTTGCGATGATGACACGACACTTTTCCCGATTCAACGATTTGCTGATGTCAAAAAATACGGGCGGTGCGGCGCTGTATGGGGCAAGCATCATTGCTAGTACGACGCTCTTTGGTGCGCTTTCGCTGCAGGCGGCGAACATTCTCGCGGGTCGAGATATGCAGGATATGACGACAGGGGACTTTTGGGCTAACGCTGCGATGAAGGGCGGCGGTCTCGGTGTCTTCGGTGATATTCTCTACAACGGTGTTTTTGGCGAGAATGCCTATGGCTCTCCGAACGTGCTCAGCTTTATGGGCCCGGTTGCGGGGTCTGTGTTCGATACCTGGGATGTAGCGATGAGTATGCGCGATGCCGCAATGTACGACAAGGATACAAAGTGGGAACAAAAGGCGCTGCGGTTGGTGCGCGGGAATACCCCGTTCGCTAATGTTTGGTGGATCAAAAACGCGTTGGATCATGCCGTGATGAACGACGTGAATGAAATGCTGTCGCCGGGCTACAACCGCCGTCAGCGCAACCGGGCGATGCGACTGTACGGACAAGATTACTGGTGGCCTCAGCAGCAGATGTTCCCTGAACGTGCTCCTCGCATGGCAGATCAGCCGACGAGATAAAAATATCCCCGCCAAACGGCGGGGATTTGCTTAAGGAAGAAGGTGATGTTTCCAATAGTAGAAAGCTTGCTTCGGTGTCATCTGCAAAACTTTTTCATAGCAAGGTTCGTACAACGAGTTTCCGTAGTTGTAGCGGCTCTGCATTAGTTCCTTGGCGGAATCAAGTTTCTTTTGCTCCCACTCAATATTGATAGGGACAGGCACGTCTCGACACTGCCGCTGAGTTCGTGTGTAATTTTGAGATGAGCAACGCACTACCCCCATGTCATATGTGCAATTAGTGTCTGAAGAATCGGGGACTTGATAGTTTGTGCATTCGGTATGCAGCGCATATCCTCTGGCTACGTTTCCTTCAGAAATGCTGATGCTCTGTTGAAGGCTACGAATTTCTTTTGCTAACTCAATAAGCTCTTGGGCGTTTCGGCAAGTTTTTGTAGCTCGCTGATCCGGAGTCATTTTTGCAAAGTCACTAACCTTTGTGGCGCATCCGGTGAGGAGTAACAGTGATGAAAGAAGGATCAGGGTTGATCGCATGAGGCCTCCTGCCTGGTAAGGTGCCTCAAATGATACGACGAAAAGAAAGACAGATAAAATTGAACCCCGGGACCTTGCGGTGCTCGGGGTTCCGTGTCTCTGGCGCTCAAAGGCACTCAGAACATCTGCCCAAAATTCTACCCATTTCCTGTCGCCTATGGGGAGAAAAATGGGGAGAATTTTAAAGGTCGCCCGCTATGCCAATAAAGACGGGGATATTCAATTCTGACCTACCGCACCATTTCTATAATAAAATCAATAGATTAGCGCTCGTTGCCGTTGGCTTCGGGCGTTTTTTATTGGCGGCAAATTGTGGGAAGAAAGCGTCGGGAAGAAACCCGTCAGCGGACTGTGGAACGTGTGACGAACGACTGCTGAAAGCTATGAGGCTGTAACGCTCCAGTTAGGGTGGCGACTTACTCGGAACAGGAGTGAATAAAAGTC